AAAGATAGAACAGCAGCTAAGAAAGTAAATGCTCCTATATTTCACGGTTCAACATATAAAGCAGCTGCAAAAGCTATAAATAAGTATTTAGGAGAAGATAAGTTTACTTCTAAAGATATTCAAAAACTGTTAAGTGATAAGTTTGGAGCAGCAATAGATAATATCCCTGCAATAGCTGAATGGGGAGGAGAATCTGCTATTAATAAAGAAAATCCCTCTCTTAGTTGGAAATCGTTAGATGGGTTACCATGTCAGTCAACGGCATATTACGAAGGGTATGAAATTGTTATGGATACATACAATATTTTCACTGGTAAAATGGTACAAACTACTATCAAGAGAAGTATGCCAGTTTTATTTACTAATAATGGTGAGATTTATCAAGATAAAGAAGCATATAAATTACTTAAGAAAAGAGGATTATTTGCTAATATAACTCATAGTATAGATTCTTATTTATTAAGAATTATACAAGAATCTGTTAACTTCAGAGGAATATGGAAGCATGATGATTTCATCGTGCATCCTAATGATATGGATAATGTTATCAATACAGCTAGAGAATTTATGGCTAAGATATACGATATTAACCCTTACCTAGATGCTATGGCTCAAATAGAATCTAAAGTGAATAGCAAATGCATGCCTAAATTGTTTGTAGGAGATCTTAAAAGAGAGAGTGTATTAGATAGTGTAAACTTCTTAATGCCTGAATAAGGCTCTCTTTCTTTGCTTTTATAAAGTACTTATATGAGTATTTTATTATGGCAAAGGAAATAGTTCCTAAAGCTCTGGAAACGAGACTGAGGTGATACGGTTATCGTATTGTCTCGTATAGTCTCAAGGAGGTTGAGGTGGAATGGTTATCGTTCTGTCTCTAGTGCCTCTTAGTTTTTAGAGCCTAAGGACTAGGACTGATGTCATACTTTCTCGTTATCGAGTAATCGATAGTGAGATCGTATTCTGTGTAGGTAGTCCTACATAGACATATGCCACTAAATTCTACTAGTGCTTCGCACTTATTGTGAACAACAAACAAGTTGTTGTTCGGAATTTATATATATATATAAAGGAGACTGTTATGAACAAAGTAGTCCAATCAATGGCTTATAAAAGCTTAAAGTTTAAGCTAAATAAAGCAAAAGAGTTGGATCTGAAAGATCTTGATGACGGTGGTATAGAAGCTTTAGCTGTTAAACTGGCAGAAAAGAAGCTAGAAGAGGGTAGTAAGAAAACCTTGGAAGAGTTGGCTAAGGGGCAGGAGTGGTATCTGAACCACTTAAAAGGTTTATTAAGCCTTAGTCCTGCTGAAGCGTTAGCTGAAGAATATAGCAACTTAGTTGCAGACTTCGGTGAAGAACAAGATATGCTAAGTGAGTTAGAAAAGCTGTATAGCTGATCTAGCCTCCTTAGTTTAAATATACCAATACGTACAGTGGAGGGTATCGAAAATCATCGATTTTTGCGTACTCTCTACTTACAGTAGTAAAATTTATTTGATAGAGATATATTTATATATTTCTACAAAATAAATTAATAGTAAGGAGTATAAGATGACTAGAGTTAAATATAAAGGGTTTTACTATAGCTTCCCTAGAGGAAGTCATCCAGAGTTAGTAATTGCAGGAGGAGCTAATGTAGTTAGCTTCGATGAATTTGAAAAAGCACCTGCTCATCTAAAAGAGATTCTCGTATGAGAGTTTCTTTATTTGTACACATACATATACATAACAATAAGGAGAGATGATGAAGAAAGTAGTAACACATAACGGAATATTTCATGCAGACGAAGTAGTAGCAGTAGCACTACTAAAAAGCTTTTATACAGATGAAACTTTTGAAGTTACAAGAGTTAATCATCAAACACCAGCTGAAGAATTAGGTAGTTTTGATTATATAATAGATATAGGTAGCCATTATAATGAGGTTAAATGGTTTGATCATCACCATTTAGACCCTAAAACTGTGCCCATGGCTAGTGCAGGGTTGGTTTGGAAATATGTTATAGGTGAAGCTGATTATATATACCCAAGTATATGCGAATTAGTTATACAAGTAGACCTAAACGATATAGGTATAGAAAAAGCTGAACCTCATAGTTTTGTTAGCATGATTAAATACTTAAATACAGATAATCCTTATAGTCAGGAGCAAGAAGAAGCTTTTGCTTATGCCGTTAATTTGACCGTTAAATACATTACAGCTTTTAAGAGTGAACAAGACAAAATCAATAAAGCTTCAGAAACTGTAAAAAGTACAGTTTGTGTTACTTATAATAATAGAGTAACTGTTAGATGGTCAGATGATTTCATTCCTATGTGGGATCAAGTACTGACTGACGCTACTGGTGCAGATTGCAATTTCTTTGCTTGGTATGATAAAGTACAAGATAAATATAAAATTCAAGCAGTACCAGTAGAACCAGGAAGTTTTGAGTTTGGAATAGGTATCGATCCAGCTCTTAAAGAACAGATACCTGGAGTAGAGTTTATTCATAATGGAAAATTTTTTGCTGTAGCTAAAGATAAAAAATCTCTTGAAATGTTAATTAAAGCTATTAAGTTTTAAGTTTAAAGGAAGATGGATGAAAGAATTAGTACAAGGTGTTATCGCAGTAGTAAGAAATGGTGTTACTATCCTAATAAGGGTAGGAGAAGTTATAATAGATTTCATAAAAGTGTTAGTAAGTCCAGATATGATTGAAACCCTTAAAGGGTTTTTTAACGGATCTATAGATGCTGTAGTGAGTTGGTTTCACGATGAACTAACGCATGAGGAGATTATAGCTCTGAGGGATCAGTTTTTAAAAGCTGATGCTAAAACTAAAGCTGCTATGGCAAGATCTGGTGTATATAAAATGTTTAGTTTTGAAGAGACAGAAAAACCAAAAGAAGAGAATAAGGAAAAAGATAAGAAAGAGAATAAAAATCTTGTTCCTGTACAACCTACTCAAGAGTAATCTTAGTAGGTATTATTACCCTGTAGCTCAGTAGTAGAGGTCCATCGAAAGAGAGACTCTGTGTCTAGGTTATGCAGAGTTATACTAAGGAGAAATTATGCTGTTAGTACTTAAAGCTATCACTGTTAGGTTTAGCTACCGTAACGGTGATACTATGCTTTTAATTAAAGATATACATAAGTTAACTGCAAAAGGCTATGTCTTTTATAAAGATCATAGCTGGTTACGTGTTACTGATGTTAAAATCTTTAATAATAAAAAGAATAAGCAAGGTAAATGTATGTATTTCTTAGCTAAAGAGTATACATATAAAGATTTTGATCTATCAGATAAAATAGGTCTTAAAATCAAGTTCCCAGATAAGGTGGTGATTATGCCACCTATACAAAAAGCATTAAAAGGAAGACAAATGAAAACTGTATTAAGATTTAAAAACAGTAAAGGTACTTTAAGACATTTTATTGTACCTATTAAACCTTTATTAGAGGAATTAAATAGGCAAGAGAATAAATCAGAGTATTGGATAGAGGACATGAGACCTCGACTATCTAATAAGTATAAGTGTAGTGAGCTAATTATTGAAGAGCAAATAGCTCCTCATTTATTTAATCAATATATACAATAGGAGGATAAAATGGTATTAGAAGAGTTATTGCAAAGAATAAACAAAGCAGATTATGAAGGATTAGAAAGAGTAATCATATCTGTATCTGATTTAATGGTTTTAAGAAGAGCTGTTATTGATATACAGAAGAAATTAGATGGGTTAGAAACTAAATTGGAATATACTGAAAAAAAGTATAATGTATTGGTGAGTAAACACCTAAAATCATATAAAGAATTAACAGAAATTTAAAAGGAAGAAAAATGGTACTATTTAGAAAAAAAGCAGAAAAAATACTACAAGATCATGGGTTCGGTAAAGAATTTACAGTTAGTAGAGTAGAAAAATGTGTATGGTTGGTAGGGCAATGTAGTAAACCTATTGTAAAAATTAGTGATCTTGAAATAGGTACTAAATTATCTAAGGTAGAAAGGGATACAATCATTGAAGATTATCTATATCCTAATATAATTGCAAATAAAGATAAAATCGATAAGTTATTATCTATGGGACAGGATATAGAAAACATTAAAGAACAGTTAGATATCGTAGAGAAAAATGATTTAGTGTATATTGATACGGATTACAGCTATTCAAAATCTCGAAATATAGTATATATTGTTATACAAGTTGGTGAAGATGGCGAATATAAAGCTACACTAAAAGAAACTTTAGATACAGGTGAAAAATATGTACACATGAATAGTGTACCTCAAGAAAAAACTTGTGATGTGTATAATAAACTAGTTGGTAAATCGCCTATCAGAGATAAAGTATATGATTTATATAATAAAAAATTAAAATTAGAGAATGATACTTTAGACATTAAAAGAGAGTTAAAAATAGTATGTTAAAACTTTTATTAGTTTTACTTACTTTTTCTCTTTATGCTTCTCCTTTTAAAGAGATAGACTCTTTATCTAAAAAGCAGTATACTAATCTAATATGGGTATACAAGCAAGGCAAAAAGTACGATTTAGAATTGACTCTTACAGCTATTGCTTGGCAAGAAAGTGCTTTTGGTAAGTATCCTATCAACCTATCTGACCCATCAGGAGGATTATTCCATAATCTTTTAAGCTCAGTATGTTGTAGATTAAGTCTAACTCCTAATCAATGGAATCAGAGTAGAATACTTGAAAGATTGATTAGTGATAAAGAATTTGCATTACAACAAGCAGTAGCTGAACTATTATATTGGAACAACTATTGGAAGGTAAGAAGATCTACAAGAGTATGGTCTTATATGGTTATGTCTTATAATGGAGGACATAGAGGTAGTAAAAAATACTATATAGATATAGTAAAAAAAGTAAAATATTTAAAAAGATATTTTAAATGGTTAAATAAACATAATTCTACTTTTAAGTAAGTAAGTAATTTACAGATAAAGGATAAAAATGTCAGATGTAATAAAAGAAATGGAATTATTTAGAGATAAAGTAAAAGAAATACGTAAATTGGACATAATTAGAGTATTAGAAAAAGCAAGTATTTCAGAACCTGTAGAAGAAATTAAACTTATATATGAAATGTTTATGTATCAAGTAGAAATCAAAAAAGGACTATTTATTAAAATAATATTTGATTTAACGAAAATAAGTGATCTATATCATACTAAATTAGAATTTACAGATGAAAATTATGGTTTTGATAAATATAGTATAAATATGTATGAATGTGTTAATAAAGATATAGTTAAATGTGCTTTAGAGTTGCATGAAGCTATATTAAGTATCTTAAACAGAAAGGGTAACAATGAGTGATAAAATAGATAGAATTATAAGTTTAAGTCGTAAAATTGATGATAGTGAATACTTATACGGAGTTAAAGCTTGTCATTTTACTAATTTAACTTATATAGGTGCTTTAAAAGAAAAGATTAGGTTAGCTAAGAAATTAGCGAGAGAATTGAATCAGGCTATAGGACAGGATAAGTTTAGTATTGAACTAAAAGAGGATGAAGAGTATAGTGAGTACCAATTAGCTGAAAAAAGGTTAAACGCTGTATGGAAAGCTATAGATTTCAATCAAGCTTTATTAAACGAATTGAAAGGTTGTAAATGAAATGCTTATATTGTGATAAGCAGAATATAAAAAAAAAAAAAAAAATATACATCAAGGAGACAAATATGAAAAGAGCAGTTAAAGAATTAGCGACTTTTATGATTAATAGAGATTATAAATTTACAACGGAATTAACGACTAAAGAAGTATCTAAATACAGTAGATGGAGAGAAGAATGTGTAAACACAGATAAGAAAACTATGAAAATTTTAGCTGATGAGTCTAATAATAATACTATATATTCGTTATTACCAGCAGGTGCTAGTTTAAATTTACTTGCTAGACTATGGCATGATGAATATCATTATATATATGATTTATCGTTTAGCTTAGAAGATGAACTTAAAGTACAAGAAATGCAATTTAAAGAACTAGAAGATAACGGTTTATCTACAGGAGCTAAATTACTATTTGTGCTTGATATGGTAGGACAAAGTTTAGGTTATGCAGTTACAGGTAAGTTTGTAGACAATCAACTTGAATATGTTAAAAAGTTATATACATCTTATATAGAAATTTATGGAATTTCAGTATTTAAAAATTGGGATGATATGGTAAATGTTATTGATAGAATCGTACATAAGGTTTTAAAATGAAAGAAGAGAACTTTTGGATAGATGCTACAACAGCTGAAGAGGTTATTGAAATTCTTAATGACCCTGACAGTTCTATAAGACAAGAAATTATTAATGATATGTTGTCTAAAGGACACAGATATGTGACTGTAGAATACGGTGAATGTATTCCTTATGAAGAAGGTAATAATTGTTTACCTAAAACTTATGGAGTAATGGATATTAGCGTTGAAGATTTTAATTTAGATTGGTTTGATATAGCACAGGAGTTGTACAATGAACAAAAAACAAAAAAGATTAGCTAAGAAGTTGTGTAATAAACTTGATATTTCATATAGAGAGGCTAAAGCTCATGCTAAAGCTAGTGCTGAACCTAGTGAATGCCCTAGTTATTATATTGTATGGGCAGTTTTAGACCTGTATAAAGATAAGATTAGAGATTCTTTAATTTTTCTATTAGAAGAAGGATCACCTTACTATATCGATAATAAAGCATATGGTTATGACGGTATAACTTTTAAGGATTTAAGAAAATTAGAAAAATTAATACAAAGGTATATGCCATGAGATTACTTAAAGTAGAATGTAAAAAGACTTTAATAATGAAAGTATTTGGTGTTGATATATGGGAAGATGAAGAACAAACTTTACTCAATTCAAATTCACTAGATATTTCTTATTTTAAAGGATGTACATATACTTTATTAGAAATAAAGAAAAATAAGATTTATATATCTATTGATGAAAATGATGATTTACATAAGTTTAGTTCAATTGATGTTGAAGAGTATTTCAATATAATAGCGATAAGGGAGATAAAATGAAAGTAGGAGATTTAGTATATTTAGAAACACCTTATAACCAAGGTTGGTGTAAAATTGTAGACTTGACTGATGATAAAATCATATTATCAGGACATAGAGAATTTGATAGAAAAACAGGTAAACCCTTAGGAGATTTCTATAAAGGTAAATTAATTCTTGACAAAAAAGAAATGGGTTTAGACCATAATCTATTAGTAGAAGTTTTATTCATTAGAGATGATAATACAGGTGTTGTAATTGAAGGGTATGTGAATAGATTGGTGTTTGAAACATCTAGTCCGGATACTCCAGGATATTTTACTGAAGTTGTTAATAAAAAGATTATATCTGAATTTTCAGAATGTGTTACAGATTGGAGAAATACTGAAAGTAGTTCTTTCAGAGTAATATTTAGAGGTGAAGGATAAAAATATGAAAATAAAAACTAAATACGATATAGGGGAAGAGCTGTTTTATGTTGATGAATATGGAAAACTAATTAAAGCTGTAGTTGAGTATATAGTAGTTACTGTTAAAGAAGGAGAAGATACTACGATATGTTATACCTTTAAAAGGGAAGGAAGTTATTGCGAATATAGTGAAGTAGAGAATTGTGAAGATACTCGTATATTTAGAACTAAAAAAGATTTTTATGATCATATTATGGATATAAATAAGGATATATAATGAATAGATCTATAGATTATGAAAAAGCTTGTAAATTACCAGGACCTTTTTACCTTATAGGAGGTTATTTAGACTTATGGGAAGGAACTGCTCCTTACTTTTTTCAAAAAGCTGGTGAAGATTTTAGAGATTTTCTTAATAGAGCTGCAGATGGTGGTATTCATATAACACAATATGATAATAATCAATTAGAAGTGAAAATTAATCATCACGACGGTACTAATGTATACGCTTTAGTATATGATATAGAACACATACCTAAATGGAGATTAAAAGAGATTTTAGAAGGTTTTAAAGAAGAAATAGATTTAGATCGTGAAAGTGATTACCATTTTAATAAATCTTTTAACAAACTAACTAAAGAAGAGTTAATTGAATTATACGATTTAATTTAAGGAGATAAAATGTCAATAGAAGAAAAAGTTTATCATACAATAGTAAGATTAAAACATATAGATGATTTAGATTTGTTAGCAGACTATGTACATGACATTATTATAAGATTTAAAGAAGATGTTAAGAGTGCTTTAGGACCTTCATGTGAGTATGTAGAGAATAGGAGTAAACTTAAAAGTTTATTATGTAAGGAGAAATTAGATGAAGAAAATGTTAAAAAAGGAACTAGTAACTAATGGTGCATTATCAGGTAGGCTTCCTGATTTTGTACATAAGTTAATTAGTGTTATTACAGGAGAAATACCTGAACATTTAAAAGTTAGTATCGCGTTAAGTGAGCTGATAACTTTCACATCACATTTAAGGAAACACATACAAATTCATGATGGAACACTTGTACCATGTAATGCTATTACTTTTAGTTTAGCTAAGAGTGGTGTAAGTAAAGACTCATCTATGAATATGGTAAGAAAAGTATTTAAAGATGCTTTAGAAGTCTTAAATGATATGCGTAAAGAGTTAGCAAAACAACAAGCAATGCAAGAAGCTGAAGAAATGGGAGAAGAGCCTTCTGTATGGTTAAAATATTATAAAAAACCTAAAGAGTTATATGCTGGTTTAGGTACAGTAGAAGGGTTAGTAGCTCATTTTAAAGCTATAGAGGATTTACCTTTAGGAGCAGGGTTTATACAATCTAGTGAAATAGGTAGTGATTTATTATCTAACCCTAATTTAGTAGATATTATCAAGATTATAGCTATAGGATACGACTTAGGTAAAATTCCTAGTAAAATCTTAAAAGCTCAAGAAAACCAAACAGATAGTATTGAATGTTTACCTGTTAATGCTTTATTCTTTGGATCTCAAGACGCTATTCTTTATGACCAAAGTGTAAAGAATAAATTCAAATTAGTATTCAGTACCCAGTTAGCTAGAAGATCTATCTTTAGTTTTACTAATGAAAAACCTCAACCGTTAAGATTTAAAACTGTAGATGAGTTGTATGTTTATAGAGAAAAAGAAAGAGAATTAGCTATGGAAAATGTAGCTGAGCTAAAACAGTTGTTTGAAGATATTGTACATTCTACTAATCAAGAACCTTTACTGTTGTCAATAGAAGCACAGAGAATGTTCGATGTTTATAAAGAGTATAACAATATCATATCGGAAGAAATTAGTTTACAATACCCTATTAGTAGACTATCTAGGAAACACAAACAGTGGTTAGCTTTAAAACTAAGTGGTAATATAGCTATACTTCATGGACACGATAGAGTAGAACTTACAGATTATGTACAAGCAATAGACATAGTAGAGTACTTTAATCAAGATTTAATAGAATTTGAAAAAGAACTTATTAAAGAGCCTTATGAGCTATTCGTAGATTTTTGTAAACACGCTATTGATGGTAATAAACTATCTATTAGTTTACATACTTTGAAAAAGATGGGTTACATTTCTGGTATGAATAAACTAAAAGAATTAGTACAATTAGCTAATAGTTACGATAAAGAAGGTATTTATAGTGAATGTGATGATGGTGTATGCTATGAAAAACTAGTTAAAGCAGAAACTGTAGAAGTTAGTGCAAAAGAAGTTACAGGAACTAAAGAAGAAAGAGCAACTAAAGTAGCTGATGGTTATGATGTAATAGAAGCTACATTCGATGAATTGGCAGATATGTTGAGATACGATTATGCTTATAGTAACTTTAAATTTAAAAACGGTAAGAGATGTAAAGATTGTATAGTTGGAGGAACTAAATGGATAGTATTAGATGTAGATGACTCTAATATTACAGATGAAGAAGCTCATCTACTATTAGAAGATTTAAACCATCATATAGCTAGAACAAGTAATTCAGAAAATCCTTATAAATTTAGAGTACTTATTGAGTTAGACTCTATAGTAGATATAGACGATATTAAATGGAAGAAGTTTATGTTAGCTGTACAAGATGAATTAGGTATTAAAATAGATATACTACCTAAGTCTCAAATTTATTATTCATACGAAGGTAGAGAAGTGTTATCAACTTTAGATGGAGAACCTTTAAGAGTTAAACACTTACTTGAAAAAGTAGAACAAGAAGTAAAAACTAAAAAGGCTCCTACTAAAAATGAAATAAAGAAAATGTTAGATAACAAATTCGATACTTTTAAATATGCATTTGAAGCTAAAGGTGGAGAAGGTAGTAGATCTCTTATTAGAGCAGCTTATCATGCAAAAGACTTAGGTATGTCTGAAGAACAAATTATCGATCTTATGAGAGAAATTAATGATTATTGGGTTTATCCTATGGATGAAGACAGGTTAGAGGTTACTATCTTATCTCAAATAAGGAGGTGGTTTTGAATTGGGTTTATCAAGGAAAAGAGTTAACTGAAGTACCTAAAGGCTATTTCGGTTTTATTTATATGCTTACTTATGCAGATGGTAAGAAGTATATAGGCAAGAAAGCCTTTTACGATAACAAAACCTTACCAGCTTTAAAGAATGGTGAGGTTAGAGAGAATGCTAAAAGAATCAAGAAAAGACAAAATGGTAAATTAGTACCGTATGACATTATAAGTAAAGAAAGTAATTGGAAAACATATGAAGGAAGTCTTAAGACTCCTTATAAAGAAAAGGTTATAGAAAAACTTATACTTATGTTATGTGAAACTAAAAGATATTTAACCTTTAAAGAAGCTCATGCTTTATTTACTTATGAGGTACTTGAAGATGATAACTTTTTAAATGAAAATATATTAGGAAAATTTTACAAAGGAAACATAAAATGATACTACTAAGAAAACAAGCAGACGAATTATTAAAAGAAGCAGGATTTGATGAAAGACTTACAGTTAGTAGAATAGATAAATATGTATATATCGTAGGGCAATGTGGTAAACCTGTTATGAGGGTTAGTGATCTAGAAGCAGGTAATAAGCTAACTAAAGTAGAAAGAAATATAATTATTGAGGATTATTTAATACCTTTATTAGATAAAAAAGATTTAGTTAATGCTTATATTTCTTTAGAAGACAGTATAAGAGAACAAAATGAAATGTTTGAGGAGACAGTGCAAAAACTAAATATACGTATAACGTTTGGATATTACAATACAGATGTAACTTTTTACTCCACTTATTCAGAAGAGGGCGTAAAAAAGTTAGAAGTTTCTATTAACGGAAAACCTTCAGTTAAAGATATACTTATCTCTACTAACAGTGTAACTTTTGACGTATTACAAACTTTACTGTCAACGAAGTATAAAGGTATGGTAGAGAATTTAGAAATTGTTAAAAATATGTATATAAGAAGAGAAGAAACGAAAAAAGAACAAGCTAAATTACAAAAAGAATTAGGACTTGTTTGTTAAGGAGTAATAATGTTAGAGATTAAATTAACAGGTAAAGAAGCAGAAGAGTATCTGCTTTATTTACAAGAAAAAAACAATAGTAAAGTAGAAAAACAAATAGTACTTTCTCATACAGAAACAAGTAAACCTTTTAAACAAACTAAAGCAGTAGAAGATAAACAATTATTGGAAGAATTACAAGGATCTACTCCTGTAACTAAAAATAAAGCATGGACTGTTATTGAGGATAATCAAATACATTATGCAGCTAAGGAAGGTAAAGCTAGTGAACAATCGGTAACTAGATTAGCTAAGAAGATAGGTAGAACTGAAGCAGCTATTAGATCAAGAGCTATTAAATTAGGTTATAGGATTAAACACGGTAGGGTAGTACAATGATTGATGTAAAATATAGAGTATTAGCTACTCCGTATTCTATATCTAGATTTTTAGATTCTATTAAAGATAGAGAAGTAATTACATATGACTGTGAAACTCAGTCTTTGTATTCTCAAGATGAAATAAAAGAAGCTAAAGAACTACTTAAGGATCCTGATAAGTTAGATCATGGTACTTATGTATTTTTAAATCAAGTAGCTAATAGTGATGGATTATCTAACCCTAAAATTGTTAAAGTTACTCACTTTATTTTTGGTTTATCTAGAGATGAAGCTGTTGTATGTATAGCGTATACTCCGAGAACTGAAAAGATGATTATGAGATGGTTAGTAGACTTTAAAAATAAAGTTATTATCCATAATGCTACATTTGATTTAAAATTAGTATATAACAGGACTAATAGAATCCCTTCTAATATAGAAGATACTCAATTATTAGCTAAAACTCTTATAAATGATGCAAGTGATTTTAGAGCTAAAACAGGATTAAAAGAGCTAATGAGAGGTTACTATGATCACAGATGGGAACTTATTGAAACCTATAATGTAGTAAACTATAAAGATCCTAATTTTATTAGGTATTGTGCAATAGATGGAGCAGCTACATTTTACTTATGGGAACAATTACAGGAGGCTATAAATGAGCAAAAATCCAATTGATTTACTTCCTATACCTCATCCTTTAGATTATGACCCTAGTGAAACAGATAAAGCATATTTCTATAAAAATGTAGTTAAACCCTTAATTAGTAGCTTTATAAGGATTATGGAAACAGGTATTCATTTAGATATGGATAAGGTTGTAAAGTTAGAAGAAGTAGTAGATAATGTTATTCAAGAAGTAGACACTACTTTGTCTAATAGTAAACTTATTCAAGATTTTAGAAAATATATGTTTCCTAAAAAGTATAAAGAATACAAAGAAGAAGTATCTAAATCTATGAGGACTAAAGAATACTATTTAAAATCTTATAATCATAAGAATATGGTACATAGAACTTATGCAGTTAATGCTAGATTGGTAGAATTAAATAGACTTGATTTAGTAAAAGATAAGTGGACTAAAAAAGATCTTAAAAACTTAATTGATTACATAGATGACGTAGAACTGCAATGGGTATATGGAGGTGATACAATTAGTTCTTATTTAGCTGATTTAGCTATGAATAACTTAGCTGAAGATAAAGTAAAGATTTGGAATAAGCCTAGAGAGGATAAGATAGAACAAGTTACTATGGACGATTTAGTACCTAAATTTAACCCAGGTTCAAGTACTCAAAAGAAAGCATTCTTTGAATGGTTAAACATAGAACCTTTAGCTTTCAGTAAAGATACAGGAGAAGCTAGTTGGGGTAGAAATCGATTAGAAGAATTACTTGTACTTTATTCAGAAGATAAAGAATTGGTTACTGTAGTACAAGCATTTATTGATTATAGTTTTAGTGCTATTATAAAGAATAACTTTATTAAAGCTTTCTATAGCTATAGTATAGATAATGTATTGTACGGTAATTTAAAGCTATTTGGTGCTAAATCTTTTAGACCTACTAGTAATCGTCCTAATTTACTTAATATGCCCTCTACAGGATCGTTATACGCTAAACCTGTAAAGGAATGTTTTATTGCACCTGAGGGATTTTTAGTAGCTACTATAGACTACTCAGCCCTTAACATATTGGGGGTCCTAAATAGAAATATTTAGGTAACAATGGTATTTAATTCAGGGAAAGCTAAGTCGTAAGATATGCTAATCCTGAGCCAAGACTTAAATTCCCTATTGCTTTCTATCCTCTTTTAGTGTATAATCATAATTGATTACACTAATACAAAGGATAGATAATGATAGAGAGATTGATTGACGGTTATGATGGTATATATAAAATAGATAATACAGGAAATGTATATACTAAATATAAACCTAAAACAGGAAAAATATGGAATAAATGGACTAAATTGAAATGGGTATTAGATAAACATATTGGTTATTATTTAGTTACTTTAGTACATCCTATAACTAGAAAAAGATCTAATAAATTTATACATAGACTTTTAATGGAGACGTTTATTCCTAATCCAGACCCTAAAAAGTATAAACATGTTAATCACATCGATGGTAATAAAGAAAATAACCAATTAAGTAATCTTGAATGGGTAACTCCAAGAGAGAATACAAGACATGCTATTAAACTAGGGTTAAGTAAACCAGGTGAAGCAAGTAAAAAAACTATAAGACAAGTAGATTTAGCTACTGGTGATGTTATTGCAGAGTTTGAATCAGCAAGAGAAGCTAATAAGATTACTGGAATTGCTTATCAAAATATTAGTAAAGTTTTACGAGGTTTACGAAAACACGCTGGAGGATATTTTTGGGAATTTAAGTAAGGTGCAGAGACTATCTCCATACGGAGAGTAGGGAAGTAAGCTATTGACTTCTCGAAACGGTACCTATCTTAACAGGTAAAGCTGAAGATAAAGATATAGTCCGACACTCCAAGAAATTGGAGAGACAGAGTAGCGTCTGTCGTAACTGATCGCGAGGATAGGGTTATAGCTAACTTATCTAAAGACCCTAACAAGATTGCAGTGTTTACTGAAGGTATTGATGGACATAGTTTAGGAGCTACTTATTATTTTCCTAAAGAAGTAGAAGCTTTAATAGGTCCTTATACAGACAATAAAGAAGCAGCTAAGAAACTAAAGAAGTTAGTAGATGAAGGTAATAAAGAGGCTAAAGTTATTAGACAGCAGGGTAAACCAGTTACGTTAACATACAAGCGTCTTCATACAGTAATGTATGTCGAATAACCTATCTAATTGCTGGGAACTCCAGTCAATCTTATAATAGGATACTAAGCAGAAATGACTTAGCGACCCCTAAAAATTTATAAGTTATGGACAATCAGCAGCGAAAGAAGGTAATTGATAGTCGCATAAGTTTAATTATGTTTAAGACTTGAAAACCTGACCCGTTCAACGACTATCTCGAAAGAGAGTAGAGTATAAGCGATTGATACTCGAAACGGTAGGCATCCCTCTGGGATGATGATATAGTCTGATCTATATAGTGATATATAGCAGTTCATAAGAGAACGGTATATAGAGTAGCGTCTATATATGAACATACATGTTGGTTTAAGTTATGGAGCATTTCCAGCTAAAGTAGCTGCATCTATTAAATGTAGTTTAGAAGAAGCAGAAGCAATCTTTAATGCTTATCATAATGAAATGTATCCTTTAATTACAGAGTTTAGAGAAGAGGTTATAGCTAGAGCTAAAGAACAAGGTTATGTACATTTAGGTTTAGGTTGTAGGATTTATAGTAGTGATATAGACGGAGAAGCTAGAACGTTATTTAATGCTTGTAGTCAATTCTGGTCTATATTAACTTTATTAACTATAGAAAAACTATATAGTGAAATCGATAAAGCTGGATACAGTAATGATATATTCATTACATCTACAATTTATGATGCTATATATTTTATAGTTAGAAAAGATGCTAAAGCTATAAAATGGTTAAATGATACTTTAATACCTATTATGGAAAAAGATTTCTTAGAAAATCAAATAGTACATAATGAAGCTAACCTAGAAATAGGTAATAGTTGGGCTAAAGTGTTTGAATTAAAACACAACATATCTGAAGAAGAAATATCAGACATTATAAAAGGAGAATTATGAAAGAATCGTTAAAAGACGTATTTACTTTAATAGGAGTATTCTTATTACTTGTACTAGTATTTGGAGTAATGGTAGTACTTAGGTTTGGTGTAGGTTACCTATTAGGTTGGATAATAGAATGGTTTACAGGACCATTATATTTTACTAATGGACATGTAGAATTGCCTATAATTACAGGTATAACATTCATGATATTAACATTTGCAATTAGAACGGGTAAAGGAGATTAATATGGAAATAGGTTTAATTGATAAATATGGAGATCCTATAACTAACGGGAGTTTAGTAAAAGTAGTACTGGGAGATTTAGATACTGAAACAGGTAAAATAGATCCTATAACGGTTAGAGAAAAGATCTATAATATTACATATAACAAAACTAAAGCAGCATTTGCCTTTACTACTGATTTAGTAGATAGTACAGACAACTCTATTCCTATCTGTGAGTTTTTAGATGGTATAACAAGAATTGTAAGTATTGAGGTATTAGCTCATGCAGTTTGATTATAACGATATTCAAATAGAAGGATGCGGATTTAGGATTAGTCCGTCTCAAATTGATAAGTTCTTTTCTTACCCTTCTGTTTGGTATAGAGAAAACTTTCTAGGAGAGAAAAACTTTATAGGTAGTACTAGTACAGTATTAGGAACTATTGTACATAAAGTTGCAGAATTATTTGCATTAAATAAATCTATAACTAAAGATGAGATTGATGTGTATATTGATGAACAAGCAGAACTTATAGGCGAAGATTTAGATGTAGCTAAGATTAAAGGATTATACCCTGAAATGGCTGAAGCTGTAGTAAATCAATATCTTATTCAGAAAGGTAAACCTGATGAAGTAGAGAAAGCAGTATGGCATAAAGTTAAAGAGGATATTTATGTAGGTGGAACTATTGATGCTATTAAAGGCGATATGATAATTGACTATAAAACAGCAAGTAAAAAACCTAGAGATACTATACCTTTTAACTACTTAATCCAACTTATGGCTTATGCATGGATTTTAAGAAAACAAGGTAAAGATATAAATTGGTTAAGATTAGTTTATGTTGTACAACCTACTAAAACTATGGGAGTAAGAACTTTTATAGTAGATAAACAAATTCAAGCAGACGATTGGGAAATGATTGACAATACTCTAGAGTTAATAGCAGAAACAGTTATTAAACAAAGAGAACAACCAGAGCTTATACCGTTATTGTATAAGTCAATGAGATTAAAGGAGGAAAGTAAATGAGTAAAGGTATTAAACTTGCAGTAGTAGGGTTTGAAAGATCAGGTAAAACTAGACTTATTAGTCATATTAATGACGTATTAGTTGTAAGTACAGATAATAAAGCATTTACAGGTAAAGTACCCCATTATAGATATAGTGAGTATAATGGGATGGATGATTTTATCAGTACACTTGAAGAAAAAGTAGCAGCATATGAAGCTAAGATAGGTAAACCTCCTAAAACT